CCAGCTGTTTGACCAGGAGCAAGACCAGATATTGGAGCACCTGCAAGAAATTGCGCTCTAGCTGCCGCAGTATTTTTAGCAATAATTTCTGCAGTTTTGCCTAGCTGCTCTAAAGCTTTGCCCCAAGAAGTTCGTACATTTAAATTTTGAATATCTATTACTTTAGCATTATCTTGCAGCCCAGTTAATGCTTTTCTCCAAGATGTTTGAGTATTTATACCCCCTAGCTTTAAAACCTTTGCATTATCAGCGAGCCCGGTAAAAGCTTTTCCCCAGCTAGTTTTTACGTTTAAAAGACTAGCGCTGCGTCTTCCGCCAATAGTATTAGCAACATCTTGAATTTCATCAAAAGCTGAAAGCCAACTTAACTTGACATTTTTTAATGCTGTACCTGTAATTTTACCCCTGCCAAATATGCTGTCCGCAGTAAAAAGCGACAACTGTTTTGCTACACCAGCGCTTGCGCCACTTCCTCCTCTTGCTCCGCCCCTGCCTCCCTTGCCTATGTCTTTTATAACTTTATCAATACTGTCTAATTCATTTTTAATCTCTTTGGTATTAAGCTTGATATTGACTTCGTACTCAGCAGCCACGACGAACCCGAAGACATTGCCCTTAGACTAGCGCACCTTGCGGTACTGGGCCTGTTGACGGGCTTTTTCCATCTCCTTTTCCTCTCGCTCAGACTTCAACGTACAGTACGCGCTCCAGCCAAGCAGCTCCTCAGACGACATATTCGCCCGTAGCTGACCCAGCGTCATACCAAGCTTTTCAGCGATAAAAAACTGCAAGAACAGGTAGTTGTCCTGTTCAAGCTTCGCTTTTAAGCTCGTCTGATTCTTCCACCTCTTCCATCCCCTGCATCTTGCTCATAATGTCAAGGACAATACTCATTGGCAGGCGGTTCTGAATTTTGGCACGGTCACCGTCTGCAAAAAGACGGTTGCCCGCTTCGTCTTCCGCTTTGCGAATCACCATCTGGATCGCAAAATCCAAGTTGTCCTCTGACCGTCCCAAATTCAGGGCTTTCATGGTTTTGTTGATCGAGTCCCGATCAGCAATGGTCAAAGGCTTCCAATACAGCTTGAGAATAAGCTCATCGTTTTTTTTGATGGCATAGCTGCTGCGCTCTTCAACGCTAAATGCCTGACATAGCTTGTCGATTGCGCGTTCGTCAGCCATAAATCCAAGTCAACTATGACAATATAGCTTATCCCAGGCGAGTTGCTCTAAATGCTCTATCTAAATCCGCAAACAAACCGCCAGACTGAGTGTAGACCTTGTACCAATCAGGGTTTTGACCGCGAGAAGTTAATTTAAATCCACGCTTCTTATGCTCTGCGTATGTGACTTCGGTTCCATCTCTTCGAGGGACTGTTGCACCTGGGTTGTTAACTGCAAATCCCGCGTAAGAGGTTGAGTTTCCAATGAACATAGGGCGAGAAATGGGAAACTTTAAAGAAGACACAGTAAGAGGTCCGATCGCCGTAGGCTTTGGGGCAGTAGTTCGTTTAGGAATTCCATCAAAATCACGCCTAAACCCAGGACGATCATCAGTTGGCTTTACAGCGTTTTGACTTAACTGCCATTTACGACCAAAACTAGACGTCCACCACGGGCCTTCGCTTTGAAGCGAACGAATAATTACAGGCCCAGCAGTTTCACGCGCTGTTTCAACAAGTCTGCGAATATCTTTTGTCATTTCTGTAATTGGTTTTGCCATCACACCGCAGTAAACGTACAGCGAACAACACTGACAAAATGGCTTGTTCCTTCATCGGTTACAGCCGTAGGTCCAGTAATCTGCCCCACACGCGGCACAACAGAATACGTGTCAACATACCCAGCAGCATTTACTGACGTCAAACCATCAATAACTGACTCTGCTATCGCAGCCGCTGCAGCACTGCCCCTGTTCTTTGGCGTAAAAATGCCGCATTGCACCGTTCCAGCGTACTGATCGATTGCTGCACCATGAGGTTGGATCGTAGCTTGATCAAAATTGATCGTTACCAACACATACTTTTTAGTCTTACCAGGCGTTGTAAATGGCATGTTGTCAAAGACAACCGACACAGTAGCGTCAGCAGCCGTGACTGCAGTGTTAATCGCAGCTTCAAGCGCAGCCCTGGCGTTAACAAGCGTCATCAGAACACCACCCGAATCATATAAAGATATTCCTGACCACCTCTAAAAGTGCGAATATCTTGAATCTTCGTGACCCGCGACGCCCCATCAAACGTAATGGCGATCTCGTCTTGCAGGTTGACTTGATTACCGCCGATCTGATCTGGCGTCACATAAAGGCGTGCATTATTTTCCTGATACCCACTTTCCTCGTCAGAAACAATAAACTCGACAGGAGCCTTGAAAGTGTAACTTGTGTCTGTGCTTGTGACGCCGCCAGTCGCAATATCGTAGACAGCAGAGGCCTTTCGCGTGTAAACCACTGTCGTATCAAGCGATTTGCCTAAGTCGGCAACAACTGATTTGGCAACGCTCTTGAACAGACTGTCAAGTTGACCTGCCATATCAACCCCTCACGACGCGGACAGAATAGCTACCGCTGCCGCCCAAACAGTAAGCCCCAAGATAAGACTGAAGCCAAGGATAAACGTCGAATACGTTGTTGACAGTTCCAGTAGCCTGACTAGAAGTGTTGTACTCCACTTCCATTTCTCCGAGCTTAACGGCTTTGTATAGCCCCGTATCGCCGGTAGACCCTGTAATCGAGTCCGTGTCATTAGCCAAAGCGTTCGCTAACTCATAGGTAGCGTATTTAATGTCGTTGGGAATAGACGTACAAGTCAGCTCAACACGATCGACATGATAATTATTACGGGGCCAGCTCAACGCTTGGCTTACGTCGCAACGATCACCATAAAAGTTCAAGGTATCAATCCAGCGCGTGGCTGAAATCAATGATCGATTTTTTTGATCGTCTGTTTTGTCATCCCAGTTTGTGCTACTTGGAACGGTTTCAAAATACGTGTTGGCTTCAGCCAACGTCACATAGCTGTTAGCTGTCTCGCTCTTTAATGTGGCGTTGATCGTGGCAGCCATAGCGAAAAAAGAAAGTGGCCCCACCTAATGGTAGGGCCGTTTGTCTCGTCAGGATCAGGACTTAAGACCGTTATCCAGAGGAGTGTTGACAAAGATCTCAACCATAGGAACAAGGTCGATGTCATAGGTGGCAGACCAGTTGCTGCCCGTACGCAGGTTTGCGTTGGTCGGGTTGTCAGAAGCAGAACCCCACTTGGTGCCCATCACATGATAAGCGGAGTGGTAGTCCACAGACAGGACGTCCTGCTTGGACAACACGTTGCGATCAGCTTCAATCCGAAGATCCTGCTGCACACCCTCAAGGATGGTGCCGGACTTCATCATGTAACAACGGAACTCCTGACGGTTGCCAGTAGAGGTCGGGTCATTGGTGTTGACCTGAGAGTCAACGATAACCCGACAGCCAGCAAACTCACCAACTTCGCGAGCGCCAATGCCAACACCGCCACCACCCCAGGTCACTGCGCCAGAAGCGGCAAGTGCAGAAGTAGAGAAGGTCAGCAGACCAACCTGATACAGGTAGTAAGCGACAGAAGGGTGAACGATCAAAAGATCCATTTCCTCACCGCGCTCACCCAGCAGGGAGCGAGCTTCTGCAACAGTTGAACCAGTCAGGTAGTTGGCTTCAGCAGTAGAGCCGGAGCCGCCCAGCTGCTTTTCAAGGCGATGGCCATTGAGAGCAGTGTGGAACAGACCAGTCAGCTGCTCAAACAGGCGAACACTGTTGAGCTTGTTGATAGCGTCGGCCAGCTGGTTGCGAATGTGAAGCATTGGGTCTTCACCAGCTGCCAAAATCGCAACGTCATCCACGGCGTAGGCAAAGCCACGGTGGACGATAGATGCAATTTGGGTTCCGGTCCCAACCTTTTGAGGGGTCAAATAACCAGCACCACTGGTGCCCCAAGTTGCAGTGCCGTCGAAGATTTCTTCAGTCGGTGCAACGGGGTTGAACTCAGGAACCTGGATTCGAGTGCCACCTTCCCGAGCGTCGAGCAGCGCATTACGCACTACAGCCCCGGATTTGATGAACTGGCTACGCTCTTTGATTGCCTCAGACACATAGGTGCTGAGATTATTCCTTTTTACGATGTCCGCCAGAAGGACACCGCCGGAATAATTCTGAAATGGTGCGGCCATTTCTTATTCTGGGATAAAGTTTGCGGGGTCTCAAGTCACGGACTTGAAGGTGGTGTCCCACTGGGACTTATTTACCAGCCTCTCTACGCAGCACGGCTGCAAGATCGGGATCGGTAGCGTCCAAGGCCATCTGCCTTGTTAAGTTAATACTACCTTCTAACCAGGGATTTGCGATGCCTGCAGCACCAGCTGTTCCTGTTGCGGGTTTTGCACCCATTCCAGCAGCTGTACTAGGCTTAAAATGATGCTCAAAGCCAGAACCGGGATTTTTTAACTTGGCGAGATAAACGCCAAGATCTTGCTCTACACCACCGTCAAGAATCTTAACAGCACCAGTGTCAGACTTTTTAAGATTTGACTGAACCAGCTGAAGCATCTGCTGAGCATTAATTGCACCGGCTTGACTGATCGCAGCTAATGCAGACGTTTTCATCGCTGCAGTCTCGTTAGAGACTTTCAACTCATCAAGTTGACGTTGCAAATCTACAATCTGCTGATCCTTGCCTTGAGCAGTCTGGTTAGCCTCCTCCCAAAGATCTTTCCATTGGCCCTGATCTTCAAGCGTTTTACGCCGTTGATCGTCCTGTTTTTTGTAAACCTCGTCTAACTTACCTTTGATGCCTTGGAATTTTTCCTCGGCTTCACTGGCGCGTTGCTGAAGTGTTTGAATCTGCTGCTCATAAGCAGAAACATCGACAGCAGCAGTTTCAGTCGCAGCCACAGGCTGTTCAGGTGACGCCACTGGCGTTTCCTGGATGACTTGCTCTTCCATTATCAAAAGTGAATTTACTCTTCTACCTTACTCGCTTTTGTTCTTTTAGTTGTTTTGGCCTTAGCAGCAGGTTTTGCAGGAGACTCTGCTTTCTTTTCGGAATCAGGACTCCAAGAATCAACAAGCTCCCACTTGTAAGAACCGTCAGCCTGTAAAACTTTGTCGAGAGACTTGGCCATGCTGTAGAAAGCGATTTATCCCTACTCTAACTCTGAAGCGGGATCTGGCGACTCCGCTGCTGTAGGTAGGATTTCGCCCTGCACCAGCATGTCGCGGAACTCTTCACGATCAATAATCTGATCTTGGAACAGCTGAGACATCGCAGCAATATCTTGCCCGATCAACCGCTGCAGATCAAAGTCACGACTAATCTTGACCTCTGGTGCCTCAAGACCTAAATAATTTGCTGCTAGGTCATACGCTTTCTGAAGACCTTCCTCAAGATCCATCGATACCATCGACAGCATCGAGTTTGTATCAATCCGATCTAAACGTCGCGCATCAGCAGATTCAGCTACGAACTTTTGCTGGCTGAGCGTGCTGATCCCCAACGTCGCCATCTGCTGTTGCAATTCTTTAATTTCCGCAGATTGCGCTTCAAAAGCGTTTGCAGCTGGTTCAACGTAATAAATCTTATTGCCTGGCTGCGTTGCCATCGCATAATTCACGCTGATTGCAACGTCCTTAGTCTGATCGTCCCAACCCTCCATCACCAGCATTGGCTGCGAAGCGATGTGCAGACTATGGATCAGGTCAGCCTGTCGCTGAAAGTGAGCCAAGTTCAGATGTGCAATATCCAGCAGCGGAGGACGGCTGGTCATCGTGTCCGTCTTGTTCGCATAAACAGTGACCAACGGTATTTGTTCCAGTGAATAAGGGCCTGACTCAACCAGTTCGTACTGCGCTGTAGCGTCGGATTGATCGAACGAAGAGGGATATGGATACTGCCCTTGCATCTCTTTACGTTGTTCCGCTTGTCGATACACGCGATAACGACCTGGCTCAATGACACGGATTTGGTCATAGACTTTTTCTCCAAATTCACCGTCAGGAACTACAGCTTTTTCACCGATTCGTACTTGAGTAAGATTACCGTAATTGGTTTCGCGGTCCAGTCGCCAACCGTACACGTCGGTTGGATCCACTTCAATCCAATAGGGCCGACGATTAAGAGCGCGCTCCTCTGCAAGACTTCTTGCATCCGAAGGTGCAGGAAAATCAACCAACGTATGACAGTGCCCATAAGTCAGGGCACAAATCAGGAGTCGTCGAGCGTATTCATCTAAATCAGATCCACAGCCATCGACGTCTTTATTGAAGACATCCGTCCAGTATGGATCACCTTGGACGCTAATGGATTTTCTTAAGATTAATCCAGCCGCTGCACGAATCAATCTTTGTGTATATGGCGTAAAAACAGCTCGATTTACTCGCGCTAAGTACGCTGAATAGTCTTCACGCGGCTCTAAAGGTAAAAAAGCTTCAGAATTGTCACGAAGATATTCCGTTCCGGCAGTCACGGCCTTCATAATCTCCCAGCCCTTCATCTGGTCGATTACAGCCCGTGTTCGCACAAACGGACTATCAACACTTCCCATATAGGAAGAGCTGACCAAATGCGTTCGTACTAGACCTGGAACGGAATACGTCATTGACCTGTTTTAGTTAGAGCAGCCCCATCGTCTCCGAGCGGCTTTTCCTCTTTCACCTGTCCAACTTTTGCTACGAGCGCAAAAAGATTTTTTACGTGCAGCCTCAGCTTTTGTTTTGGGTTTTCCCGTAACAGGTGGCTTGAGATTAGATCCTGTTTCACGGTTGTAACGAGCCCGACCTTTGGCAGTCAGACCAGCACCTTTGCTGGCCGGAAGCTTTTCACCCCGACCAACACTTAAACTAGGACCACGCTTTCGCTTTTTGCGTTCAGCCATGACCTAGACCTTACTCAAGGTTGGAAGTAATAGTGCCGCTGGTAATAAAGTTGCAAGTAGCAACAACCAAATCACCAACCGTAGAACTAATGTCCATGCTAGTAATAATTCCAGCAAAACTTACAGAATCAGTACCAGCAGCAGTACCAGTAGTAAACAATTCAAACGTAGCGTCTGCTGGATCAGCAGCTGTAATTACATCCTCGATAAATGCAGCTTGGCCAGTTGCATCAGGATCGTAAACCAGCTCAACAGTGCCGGAGCCGGAAATCATGCTGCCAACAAAGCTGCGAAAAGTATCGGTGTGCTTGGTGGTGTCCAATGTTTCCTTGCTAATGTTCAGGCTCCAGCTGCGAGTGCCGACAATAGTGGCTTTAGTGCCACCAGCAGCCTCGAACTGAACTGCGCCCTGTTCTCCGCGTAGAACAGCCATGAGTTGACAAAAAGAAGGGTTATACCCCTCATTCTAACCTGTCAAGCCCGGCAAGCCATCACTTCTTAGGCCGTTTTGCCTTGGATCCCGGCTTTCGACGCTTATGTTGATACCCAATTTTCTTTGAACTGGTCTTCTCACGCTTAAATTTAGCCTTCTCCGCTGGACTCATCTCCTTCGTCGTCTTCGGCGTCTTGTCCGACACACGCTTCGATGGACGACATGCAGGATAATCCCGCTTCTCACCCTTGGAACGCCCACATGGCTTCCCGGTCTTTACATCGACCCACTTCTCCGCAAACCATCGCCCCAATCCACCACGGGCTTTAGCG